GCCCGGCGCCGGGCTCCCAACATCAGCCAGCGCCACATGAGCCCCAGCAAAGGGCCAGGGGAAGTCCTGCAGCACCTGCTCCCGCAACGGAGCGTAAAAAGTACGGCACAGCTCAGCAAACTTGCTGCGCTCTGTCAGCGAGGCAATGGGCTGGGTTTGGGCGACCCTCGCCAGTGCCATGTTGCAGATCTCAACGTCGCTTGGCATGAGGAAACCTCAGAAAAGAAAAAGGGCCCCGAAGGGCCCTAGAGGGTTGTTGCTATGGGTCAGGCGTCTGGCCCGTTGTCGTCGTCCTGGTCACCGTCACCAGGTGGTGGCGCGTCAGAGGCTGGTGGTGGGTTGAGCTCGCCGCCGGCATTGAGGCGAGCCGCTTCTGCTTCGGCTTCTGCCTTGGAGCCGGTGAAGTCCCCCGCCACTCGGCCCTGGTCGTCCTTGACCAGGAACTTTCCGCCACCGGTACGCGCAGCGGCGAAGCCGCTACCCTGCGAAGCGGGAGCCTTACCAGAGCCCCCGCTAGCCGTAATCAACTTTAGATTGGAGCCTGGGCTGTCAACCTCCAGCACCACGGACTCGCCAGCCTCGTAGAGCCGACCATTGATAAACGATCGCTCCAGCACCTCGTAGCGCTTAGCCATTGGTCTGCACTCCTGCAACCACGCCGGCGGTGATCTTGCCCTGGGTCGGGGCCGTGCCGGTCACGGTGTAGTTGAGCCGCAGAAAACGCTCGGTCTTCTGCGGCAGGGTGATTACCGGGGCCTGGTAACCCAGCTTCAAATCCGCAAGCGGGATAACCACGGAGTAGAGCGAGCGGGGGGAACTGAATGCCGAATTGTCGTCGGTCTGCAGTTCTACGGTGAGGCTGGTCAAGGTGTTGAATGCTTCAACGACCTGGATAACCAGAGGAATGTCACCAGCACGGCCGACGTCCTTGTTGTCGCCGCGGTCAATGACATCGGTCGATGCCGCCGAGGCAGTAATTGCCTGGGCATTCGACATGAGCAGCTTTGCATCAAAAAGCATGGTGGTGTCTCCGAGAAGAGGAAACCGCGCAGTCGTCAGACTACGCGGGCTTCGGTGTTGAGAATCGCGTCGTTGCGCTTGATCGGGATGCCCAAGAACTCTGGGATCTTCTTGCCGCCGTACTCGCCGATGGTGAGGTTGACGTTTTTGGAGTTCATCGCCTGCTTGTGCAGCCACGACTGGATCGTGCGGTTGGCGTAGATGATGGTGCGACCTTCGCCCTGCTCGGGGTTGTCGATGCGATACAGCGCGTCAATCATCAGATCGATGATGTTGGCACCGGTCGCACCGTCGCGGGTCAGTGCAGTGACATCGATGTTCGCGATACGAGCGTTTGCGCGCCAGTCGCGGACGGACATGCCGATATCCCACTTGAAGTGGTCGCGGTACGCCTCGAAGTCGCCGCCGTTCTCCGCACGGGCGGTTTGCTGGCCGAGGAACTTGTGCTGGAAACCCGCCACGCTGCCCTTCGGATAGAGCAGGTGCGTGGTCATCTCGCCCCAGGTGACGAACCAGATGGAGGTGTTGGTGGAGCCCGTGCCGCCGGCGTCGACGATGTTGGCACCAGACTCAGCCGATTTGTCGTTGTAACGCGGCGCCAGGCCCAGGAAAGCCTGCGGCTCTGCCTGGGTATTGCCGTAGATCATGTAGCGGGCAGCTTTGTTGTTGAAGCCCTGCAACTTGGCCATGTTTTCCGAGGTGCGGAAAGCGTCTGCGTTACCGCTCAGGTCAGCCAGCGCTTTATCGACCAGGCCGTAATCCTCCATCATGCCGGTGGTATCAAGTACCGGCACAGTTTGGGATTTACTTGGCTGAATGCCCTGGTTGAACATCCGCCAGGTTGGTTCGGGGATGCCGGAACGCATGGTGGTCTTATGCTTGGAGCCGTCATTGCACTCCTGGTACTCAGCGTCCATGAGGATGTCGTTACGCTTAGCCATCAGCTCGACGATCTTCATGATTTTCTTGCTGCTGTCCTCCCGACTGAACTTGTCGATCAGGGTCGGCATGGTGGAAGTAAGGATGCCCATCGGTTTTTCTCCTGCGGTTTATAAGTGCCTTAACGAAAGGCGTCGACAATCGTCATTTCTTGGGGTGCGTCCGCTTGGGTGCCCGGCATGACGAACTTGTCTTCCGAGATAGCCGCGCTGATGCGATGACAGAACTTGAACAGCGCCGGGTGGTTGCCCAGGCCGGACTCGTTCAAAAGGTGGGAAAGGGATTCGTCACCGAAGGCCTGAATGACCTTCACAGCACTGGCGACGCTCTTGTCGTAGTTCTCGCCGCCCAGCTGGGGGTCGTTCTTGATCTCGGCTGCCCACTGCTGCCCCTGGGCAACGACCGCCGCCTGGTAGGCCTCTGCCTGCTTGGTGGCGAGTTGGGTCTGCAGATCGATGAACTTCTGGGCCTTTTCCTGGGAAACGTTCAGTTCCTTGGCAAGGCCCTTGAACGACTCAAGAATTTCCCCGTCCATCTCGTAGCCTTCGGGCAACGTGAAGTCGGCGTAGGCCTCCGGCGCGCTGTTGGCCACCTTCTCGTCCGCCACCTTCTGGGCTGCGGCCTCGGCTTCTGCTTTCTGTTCGGGGGTCTGCTGAACGGCCTGGGCGGCAGGGTCAGCGGCTGGTGCAGCCTGGCCCAGCAGCGTCGTATCCGCCGCCGGCGCGGCTGCCGCTGGGGCTGGGGCTGCCTGGGGAGCAGCAGCCGGGACCGCGCCACCAGCTGGTGCACCATCGGCCCCGGCCTCGTTCATCACCACAAAGCCCATCAGTTTCATCATCAGGCGATTCATTGATCAGCCTCCTGTGCGTAGTTCATTGGTGGTTCCTCTACTGGTTGCTGGGCGTTTTCCGCAGCCATCACGGAGAACAGCGCCGGACAGAGCTCGTTGATCTCGCCCAAAAGAAAAAGGCCAACATTGCGTTGGCCTTCGTTGAAGTTCGTTGCGGCATCGGTCGGGCCGATTGAGGGCTGAAACACTCGACAGCGCCCCATCGATCGCCACATGAAGCGGCGGCCGCGGGGGTCGTTCATCAGCCAGCGAAAGTCGGCGATCTCCTGCGCCCGGGCGATCTGCTCGGCCAGGGTCTGCTCGCGTTGCTGCTGCTCGTCCTGCTGATCCATCACAGCGCCCCCGCCAGCTGGGTCAGCGCGTTGTTGCCGCTGGTATCGGTCTGACTCAGCAACTGCGCGCCTTCGATGGCGCTACCAAGCTGTTGCTGAATTGCCGCCTGCTGTTCCGCCTGGGCGCGCTGCTGGCGGATCTCGGCCACCATGTCGTCAGCACGGACCAGGGTTGGCGGTACACCGATGAGGTCGAAGTACTGGCGCATGGCCTCGTCAGCGTCGAGCAGGTCCAGGGGTTGGGTGCTCTGGGTCGTGGTGGCCACCGTGCCGGCAAAGCCAATCGCACGCTCAATGCTCGACACCCCAATGGCCTTCTGGGCCTGGGCCAGGATGCTGGTGAACTCGACACGCAGCTCAAGGGTTTGCAGCTCCTTGGGAGGGGGCGGGATCAGCGGCGCCCCGGGCAGAAGGCCCATCCAGCGCGGAATGGACTGTTCCAGCATCTGGTTGAAAACCATATCGACAAGCGGGTCCAGCAGGTCATCGGTCTGGCGCTCAAGCACCGGGCCCAGCATCAGCAACTTCTCTTCCTTGCGTGTCGCGATCTCGTAGGCCGTCCGGACGCTGTCCATTTGGCTGATCATCAGGAACAGATCGACGAAAAACGCGGTATCAATGATGTTGCTGTCCGCCTGAATCTCGCCCCGAAGCTGGGTGATCCAGGCCGGGTTGACCATGTAAAGCGGCTCAAACTTGGCCCCGAGCTGCTGGTCGTTCAGGTAGGTGATACCACCAGGCAAGATCGATGCTCGCTGCCCCTTGAGGCTCACAGGGGCGCCCATCGGTGGGCGCACCCCCTTCTCTATCATTTCGGCCTTGCGGCGCTCCATCAGCTGCACAGCCTTTGTGGAGCCGATGCAAATCGACCCTGGGCCAGTGCCATAGACGTCCTCGCCAAGCACGTCCCAACGCGGGGCCATGCATGGGAAGGTCTTGAACCCTGACTGCCGCAGAACCGAGTCTTTGTCGCTGCCCTTCTCCCAGTACACGGAGCGGAAAGCCATGTTGGTGTTGTCCTGGCGGCCGGGCTCGCGCATGTCGTTCGGCTCCACCGCATGGACAATGTCAATCCAGGCCTCTGGATTGTTGCTGAGGACGTTGCGGGCCGTTGGGCTCAACGCAGCTTCGCCGAACTGCTGCGCCATCTGGCGGGCCGTCATCCGATAGTCGCGATGCAGCGTGTCCACCTGGTTGCGGCTATTGTTCGCCAGCATGTAGCTACCGACCGCCAGGGGGTAGGCGCGGATCAGATCCTGCTCATCTGGCAACACAACCATGGGCGCAGTACCAAACACGCCCTCTTCCGAGTAGCGGTTTGGCAACACGCTGTACAGGTTCGACCTGGCCATGACTTCGCGCATGGCCTTCTCGACCGAGTACAACCAGGCTTTGACCGGTGCGAACTCGGCCATGCCAGGGTCCGGCGGCCCGAACTTCACCCAGGGGGATGCGGGGTTAGTCATCCCCGTATGCATGCCGGCGCCGAGCGTCCTTGCAGCGAACGTGGCCTGCGGGTTGATGATCTTCTGATCGCGCCGCCTGCCGTTGTTTGTGTCGGTGCTGGACCAGCGGCCAGAGCGCGGGCTCATGAAGTCGCCCAGGTCGCGCCACTCCGGGAGCCAATTGCTGTCCCGCTCGTTCCGCAGCCGGGCGTTCGTCTTCTCCAGACGCTCGCGGAGGGAGTCGGCCAACTTACACCCCCAGCAGGGTTTTCTGGCTGGTGCTGGCATTGCCCAGCAGGCCGGCGGACCCCGTCAGAATGGTGGAGTTCTGGCCGGACTGCGCGAGACGTCGGCGGCGCTCAGCCTCGACCGCTGCCTGGACCGAGTCGCTGCTGGTGGTCGGGGCCACGGTGCTGCCCGAAGACTCAGCCGTGGCCAGGGCAGCCTGCTCAGGCGTGTTAAAGATCCCGTTCTTGTCGCCCATCACGGACGGCAGCCCCAGCTTGTCCAGGATCACGTCGCCGCCACGCAACGGGTCAATTTTCTTGACGATACCGGTTACTTTCTTGATCGCGCTTCCGCACATGTTTATGCCTCCTGGGCGTATGGGTCGTAGTCGGATTCCAGCTCGCTGCCGCGGCCGCCTCCGGTGCTGGTGAATTGGTTTTTCATCACCGGCATTGCGTAGGTCAGGGCGAGCGCGTCGGCGTCGTCTGGCGAGATCCCCAGGCGCTTTTTGATATCGGCCTTCTTCTCCAGCTGGATCTGATCACTGGCGTTGTGGGTGTATTCCGGCGACGTCAGCTCGGCCTCAAGTTCCGTGGACACGTCCAACGCCAGGCCGGCGCGGATGCCCTCGCGCATCTGCCACCACATGTAAGTCCGCATGTTCGCGTAGTGCCGGTCTGGGGCTGCGCTGGCGAAGTTGATATCGATGATCACAACGCCTGGCATCAGCCGGCGCAGTTGGTCGGCAACCGGGCCACCAACGCCCGTTGAGTCAACAAACACCGCATCCGGCCGGTGCTCCTGCACCACCGTGCAGACCTTGGCGATGAACAGCGTGGTGTTCCGGGTTTCGCTGCCGGGAATCTTGATCGTTGGGATCGACTTGGAGTCGAGGCCGCGGCGGAACCTGATCACGTTGTTGTCAGCGCCGCCCCGGGCGATATCGATGCCGCAGACCAGGGCGTCGTCCATGCCATAGACGGGATCGCGCCGCATCGCCTCGGCGACCCAGTCGGTCGGAATCAGTTGCAAGTCGGAAGCCCTCGGGAACATGCCGCGCACACGGATGCGGAAAAAGTCGCTGTCTTCGCCGTAGTCTTCCAACCACTTGGCGATCTGCGTTTTGTTGGTGCCGTCGACCGTGCGGCTGTCGACCTGGCGGTGCGTCCAGCGGTGGCCGTACTTGGTGAAGCACTCCCGGAAACGTCCGGTTGTCTTTGTCGGGTTGCCGAAGGCCGTCCAGATGATTTCTGTGCCCTCGTCCGTCAGGGCCCCCTCGGCAACCTCCCATACCAGATCGGCGATGGCTGACGCCTCGTCGAACACCAGCAGGATTCGTTTGCCCTCGTTGTGAAGGCCGGCGAATGCCTCGGTGTTGGTTTCCGACCAGGGCACCGCGTCCACCCGCCAGTTCTTTTCGTGCTCGGGGTCAGTGCTGATCAGCGCCGTAGCGGTGAGCCGGAACCAGTGGCTGGTTATCGATAGCCGGTTCCACTTCGCGACCTCGGGCCAGGTCTTTGTGCGCAGCTGCGTCTCGGTGTTGGCCGTGACCACGCCGCGGGTATCAACTTTCGTATCCACCGACCATTTGATGATCCAGGACACCAGCGCCGATTTGCCGATGCCGTGACCACTGGCCACCGCTTCATGGATGATCTCGCCCAGGTCCTGGGCCCCGGCCCGGATCTTCTGGCCGATTGAGTCCAGAACATCGATCTGCCACTGCCTGGGCCCGGTCTTGTTCGCCAGCTCGGTGCCCGGCTCCCCCCAGGGGAAGACGTACCACACATAGCCCAGGGGGTCGTCGGCGAATCTAAGAATGTCCTCGACCAGCTGCTGCTCAAGATCGATTTTTGCGGGCGCGCTCACTGGCCTTTGCCATCCGTTCCGAAAGGGTGAGGCTGACGTCGACCGCCACCTGGTCGCGGAAGGCATTTACGTTGACGTGCTTGCCGATCAGCTCCAGCGCACGCAACTTGTCGTGGAACTTGACCTTGCCCGACTTCATGTCCACTTCCTTGACCATCTGCCGCCAGATCAGCGGCCACTGACGGATGGGCAACAGCTTGCCGTCTTCGCCGTGGATTGCGGCCAGGTCCATCTCGTCGATCTCGGTAAGCCGTTGCAGCACGTAATCTGCGTCTACCTGCGTGCGCTTGTTCCGAGCCTCCATTGCCGCCTTGATGGCTGCAGTGATCTCGGGGTTCTGCATGTTCTGCCAGGCCTGATCCTTGGCCCCCTTGGCGCTGTAACCGGCCCGGACTGCTGCCTGCGTTGCGTTGAGGTCCACCAGGTACTCGGCGACAAAACGCTGCTGCTTTGCTGTCAGGGCCATAGGTGGTGGTTTTCCTTAGGTTGCGTCGACCGGATCAGCGCTCGGCACGGGCGCAGGCTCCGGCGCGACTGGTTCGGTTGGGGCAACTGGCTCAGGTGCTGGGGCCTGTTCCTGAATCCAGAGGTAGCGGTAGAACGCCGAGGTGATGCGGTCGCCCGAGTAGAAGCGCGCCCCGACGTCGAGAAACTCCACGCGGTCGGCGGTGACGTCGAGGGTGTCCTCGAAAGTCCGGACTTTGAAATTGATCTTTCCCATGTTCATTTCCTCTTGAGGCAAACGGTGTTGACGTAGTCCTGCAGGCCAGCCAGAGCCCTTACTGCGTCGTCGCCGTCGTTGGCGATTCGGACAATTCGTTCAGCAGCCGCTGGGTTAAGTTCGGCTCGCGCTTCTGCAGCATCCAGGCCGGTGGCGCCGGCGGCGGTTCGCACAGAGGGGCAACGGGCTGGGACTGACAGCCGGCGCTGGCCAGCAGCGACAGCAGCAAGAATGCCGGTATTGGTCTGGTTCGCACGTTCGCGCTCCTGGGTATGTTCGGTGTCGAGCTGGGCCAGCAGGCGCTGGGTGTTGCGGCGGGAAGCGGCGGCGGCTTCAAGTTGCGTGTTGCGCGCTGTTGCAGCATCGAGCGCAACGGCCTGGGTCTGGATGCGCTGCCAGCCGCCGTAGATCAGGAACAGGCAGGCCACCAGGGCGGCGATCAGATACCGGATCATGGTGGCCACCAGTCAGGCGAACTTGGCGGAGCGCGTGTTGATGATGCCCAGGTAAAGCACCATTGCATCGGCCTGCATCTTCAGCAGTCGCTGCTCGTCCTCAGGCAGGCCGGCAAACAGCGGAGTGCGCAGGAACGCCTCCAACTTCTTGATCCGGTCCGCCAGTTGCTCCTGCTCGGCAATCACACGCTGCTGGTGCGGCGCCAGGTGACCGACATGCCCCATGGGCACATATGCCGCTTCAAATACGTCTTTCGGACTCCAGCTGGCGTAACCGTCCTGATACTGCACTGCATAGCCTTCACGACCATCGGCGTGCGCTTGCGGCCATGCCGTGACTTGTTTGGTGCCAACGTAGCTCTGGGTCATTTTGGCTGCTCCAGCGATGCAGCGAACGGGTCGGCAGGCTTGGCAATGGAGCGCACAAACCACATGAAACCTTGTTGCAGGTTGGTCTTGGCCAGGGCCAGCAACCGTGGGTCGACGCCTTGAATCTGGCCGATCTGCTGGAACAGCTGGCCGGCGTCAGTCTCCAGGGCCTTGATCGAGTTCATGCCGTCGATTTCGGCCTGGCTCAAATCGCGGTAGCCGGTGATTTTCTTGTGCTGGTTGTCCATGGTGGTGCTCCGGGGTTGGGGATTGGTTACTGGGCTGCCTTGCACTTGGCGTTGCGCTCAAGCTGGCGTGTCCAGACGCCCGGGCAGCGCCGGTTGCCTGGGGTTGAACAGTCGTAGCCGGCGGCGAAGCGGTACAGCAGCAGCGCCTCGCACGCGCCGACGTAGTTGCCTTCCAGCAGGTAGCGCCGCGGTGACCCTTTGCGCCAGGTGCCCATGCCGTACTGGCCGACAAAGTCCATGTAGAGATCGAACTCTTCCTGATACAGGCGGACGCCCGGCAGGCTGGCGGCGAACTCCTTTTCCGCCTGGCTGTTCAGGTTGCGGGCCAGGATCTCGGCCCGGGGCCGGGTGATCGTGTCGCCCATGCGGACCGGGGTGCCGTCTTCCCAGCGCGTCGAGCCGTAGCCCAGGGTGGGGACGTCGCCCTTTGTGGGGATGATCGCGTGATCAGTGAACCCCTCGCTGACCTTCCAGGCTCCGAAGCCGGCAGCGCTCATGCTCAGCAGGCCCACGGCAATGCGCTGGCGCAGTTGCGGGCTCATCGCTGGCACTGCTCGCGCAGGGCTTCGATTCGGGCGGCGCTCTCGGCGCTTTCCCGGCGATCCTTGCGCACCTGGAAGTAGAGATTGATCAGCAGGCCCAGCACGGCAACCACCACGCCAGAAATGCCGATCCAATTGACCTGGGATATCCAACCGATGAAGCCGGCAGCACCGCCGGCGATCATGCCCTTGTTTGCGAAGGACGCACCCACCACCTCGACGATCCCTTCTGGTGCAGGGTTGGGCATTTGTGAACTCCTGGCTGGGGCTTTCATGGGGCCTCCAGAAACGAAAAAGCCCCGCACGATGGCAGGGCTCAGGATTGAAATTTGGGCAACAAAAAACCCGCTCTAGGCGGGTTTCTGGGTTTCGGGTGCGACTTCACACCTTGGAGAAATCATGCCGAAACCCGCACATCGGTGTCAAGAGCTCCCAAACCGGCCCAGATTAAAGCCAGATACAGCTGAGATTTTCCCTCGCCACAACATACCCTCACCCGGCAGCGGCCTCTGGCCTGGAGCGTAGACCTGCGCATCCTTGAGATGGATGTAACTAAGCGGAATCCGTGAATCCTCCTCTTCCGGCAGAGGCTCGCCATAACTTGCAATCAATTCACGTAGTTTCTCTGCGCTTTCACCAGCCCATGGCCCGGCGAAACTCTCGGCGTATGCTGCGAAATACTTCTGATGAGATATCAACGTACCACTGATAACTCCTGAGGGCGTGTGAAGGGTAATACCGAACTCGATACCCATTGAGTTGGCCCACGAAGCCAACAGTTGAAGGAACCAGTCAGTCCCCCTCCCCCTCCAGTTCCTCTCGATGTCTATTTGCGCATCCAAAAGGCCCTGAAGGTCGAGTGGCTTATCGTCTTTCTGAACGTCACTTTCCATGTTGCATTCCCGACTTGTTGGTGAGCGAGCAGCATATCGCAAGAAAAAGGTGAGGTGATATCAAGCAGCCTCCCGTTCCTCCCCCAGCACGCGCCCCACCGGACGCAGGCACAGCCGATCGATCTCGCCGGCCTGGTCGAACATCAGTTGCACCAGCCAACCCCAGTTGCGGGTCCAGTTGCGGCTGTCCAGCTCGACGCCATGGTGGTCAGCCAGCCAGCCGCGGAATACCCACGGGTTTTCCATCGGGTCGGGGTTGGCGCCCATGCCGCCCTGCACCATGTGCCGGTATCGCACCAGAACGCCCCGGGCGACGTAGTACTCACGGCTGTAGTCCAGGCACCGACGCTTCTCGCCCCGCTCACGTAGCGCCAGATCAACACCGCCGGCCAGCAGCCCATGGGCGGCCTCTTCCCACGCATTCGACTGTTCGGTGGTGATAACCGGGGCATACAGGTGGTGCCCGAAGGCCTGGTACTCCAGCGGCAGGCTGGCTATGGCGTTCTGCACCCGGCCTGCTATCGCCATGTGGGCGCACCTGCCCAGGTTCTCCCAGCGTTCGGGCCGTGTTTCATTCGCCACGTAGCCGCGCTTCCCCAGCTTTGCCCCCTCCAGGCCGTGGTGCATGACGCTGTCCCAAGGCGTGTAGTAGCAATCGTGCCAGGCCATCCGTGCGCTGGTCAGTTTCATGGCCACCCCTTACCGCGTAGTTTTGCGTAGTTCACGATGGCAGGCCCTCCAGCGGCACCACACGGACCAGAACGCCCGGGGTTTCGGCAAAGCGCTTGCTCATGGAGACGTTGACGACCTGGACGTCATCGCGGAAGACGATCCCGTTGATCCCGTCGCAGATGGCCTTGAGCACGTTGTCGGCGTCGGGTTTCTTTGTCGGCATGACCTGGCCGGCCAGCGCCTGGGCGGTTTTCTTCTTCGACCAGGACTGCGCGATGCCCACGGCGATTTTCAGTTCCACCAGCACTGGGCCGGTGATCAGCTCGCGGCCCTGCATGGCCTGCTCCGCAGCTACGGCAATCAGCGATTCGTAGTTTGCGGTCTTCTGCGGCGTGAACATGCGGGCATGACCGTGGATGGTGGTAACCCTGGGCCTGCCCTTCCCCACTGCTTCCCCGGGCACAACGAACGTAACGGGTTTGTGATCAGTCATTTGCGGCCACCTTGCCCATGGCATCGAGCTCGTCGAGCAGGCGACGAATCTCTGCCTGAAGCGCACCGGCCTTATCGAGGTGCGGTTGCGCCAAAGCAATTTCACGCAATGCCTCGTCGTGCATAGCGTCCAAGCGATCCCAAAATTGTTCAGACATGGTCATTCCTCCGAATGCCGAGCTTGGCCAGCAGCATGGCGCGGCAGGCCTTGGGGTCCTTGGGGATCTCCAGAATCTCGATGATGCGGTCAGCCTCGGCCCGGGATTGCTCCAGCTGGACCTGTTCGCGTGGTCGCATGCTGTCGTGTGTGATGCCCTTTGCGATTCGCCCTTCCAGGGGCTGGCCGGTCTGGGCGCGGCGCATGACGATGGCGTAATTGCGTTCGAAGCGCTGGAACAGGGCCTTGTCGCCGTGATCCGCGGTACTCAAGTCAAACTTGCTGGTGGCTTCGGCGGCGACTTCAACGGCCTTGTGGGTGTACGTGCCGCGCAGGGCTTCGTCCCAGGCCTGGGCCGTACTCGGCAAGCCTTTGACCTGTTGGCACATTTCCCGGAAGACGTTCGCAGGCGGCGGCCAATCGAACTCTGCGCCCTTCTCTGCCAGGGTGTTCAAGCCGTTGGCGAGCTGCGCACCAGTGATCCCCCTCAGGACCTTTGACCAGGTGTGGTCAGGATCTGCGATCACGCCAAAGCTCGACGTCCAGCGGTGCCCGTAGAACTCAGCCATCTTGATCCAGAGCTTGTCCATCAGCGCCTGCGGCAGCTTCTCGCTCTGCGATTGCGGCGCGGACACGGTCTGGAGCAGAGAGGGGGCCCGGTTTAGCAGGTCGTTGGTGGCCACCCTGGGCACCACGGCCCGGATTGCCTTGGGAATTTCCCGGTGTTCCAGGTTGTTGGGTTGCATTGGCGTTTCTCCCGCTTGCTTGGTCGCTGCGCATACCGCGCTTCAGGTGCTGGGCGAGCGCGTGCTCCCACTTGGCCTGGGTTCGGTGATCGTCTGGGGAAGCGATCCAGAAGGATTTGAATTCGAGGAAGTGGTCTTGATCGAAGACCTGGCCCGAAAGGCCGTTGAGGGTCAGCACCGCGGCGAATGACTTCGCGTCGGGCTCCCAGTGTTCGTGCATTGCGAACTTGCAGCGCGAGTCCGGAAAGTCCTCGCGCGGTGGTGGTGGTGTTTCTTTATCTACTCTTCTCTTATCTAATCTGTCGTGACTTCCCGTGACCTTGCGTGACTCGTCGTGACCATCTTCTTTTTCCTGGGCCGCTTTCTGGCGCTCGCGCTGTTCCCTTTTACGCTGGGCAGCTGATTTGGCGCCGCTTTCGGAGCTTCCAATGTCTTCGCGCTTGGGCTGTCGTTTGCTCCAGCCAGTGACGTAGTCGCCATCAAGAACACGGCCCTGCATGGCTTCGAAAACCGATTCGACCTGTTCGTCTGTCACGTCCAAAGCTGACGCAATGTCCTCTTTCGTGACTGTCACGTGACCGCGCGTGACATTTCGTGACGCATCAACGAGCAGGTGCACATACATGGCCTGAACCAGGGCAATTGGCTGCGCCGATACGCGGGCGATAGTTCGCCATTTGGGGTCGTTGGGCATGTCGTGCCAGAGCCTGAGCCAATCCATGGTCAGTCCCATTCCAACTGGTGAACGCCTTCGATCTGCTCCATATGCAGCTTGGCCATATGCAGATAGGCGGCGATATCGCGCTCACGAAAGCAGCGGGCATCAGTCGGCACCACCTTCAGATCCAGGACGGCCAGGATCTGCGTGAACTGCTCAAACCTTTCAGGCTTCATCCGGCTAATCGTTGCTTCATCGCAACCGACCGCATGCGCCACAGGGGCATTTCCTACAGACGCAAGGCGCTGCATGAGAACCGAGTAGTTCTTGCGGGCCCTTGCGTCCTGCTCGGGGCTTAATTTGGTCGTGCTCATGGTCAGGCCGCCACTTCAGCAGAGCCTTTGAAGCGCTCCGGGTAGAGGATGTGGATTTCGGTCAATTCCTTCTGGTCGCCGGCAAGTTCGGTGTTAAACACCCGGCAAAGGCTCTCGGCGAGCGAAACAGAGGCGCGCTGCTCTCCTCGCTCAATCCGAGAAAGGTTGCCGGTATCGACCTGGCCACCGAGCTGCGCAAGGCGTGCAGACACGTCCTTGAGCGTCCACCGGCGCTGTGTACGAGCAAGTTTTAAGGGAGTCATGGCATTGGCCCTGAGTGAATGTCAAAAAATATTCTGCGCATAGCGCAGATTTAAAGCAAACAAAATCTGCGCGTGACGCTTTGCGTGCCACGCAGTAAGTAATGAGAATTGCGCTCATGGAAATTGGACAGAGCATCAGAAAAGCGCGGAAAGCCAAAGGCTGGACGCTGGAAGAACTTGCGCACCAGGTCGGGTCTGACACTGGCAACTTGTCGCGCCTGGAGCGCGGCCTGCAGGGCGCAAGCCATGAAATGCTCAACAAGATCGTAAAGATTCTGGGCATTTCCTTTGAGCTGCCTCAGGACCCGGCCCTGGCCAACGTATCCATGGCGCTGCAACCAGTGCGCGCAGAGAAGTCCTACCCATTGATCAGTTGGGTAGTAGCAGGAAACTGGGCAGAGTCCCCAGATTTGTATCAACCTGGAGATGCTGAGGCGTGGTTGCCATCTACTGAAAACGCCGGAGAGAAAGGCTTTTGGTTGACCGTTCGCGGCGACTCGATGACCTGCACAGGCAATCCCTCTTTCCCCGAGGGCTCTAAAATCTTGGTCAAACCGGAGTCCGATTTGATCAGCGGCAAATATTACGTCGTGAAACTGCTAGACAGCGGCGAACAGACGTTCAAGCAGTACATTGAGGACGCTGGACACAGGTATCTCAAGCCCTTGAACCCGAACTACAGGACGATTGAAATCAACGGAGGCTGTCACTTTATAGGCCGTGTGATCGATACAAAAATGACTGGGCTTTAAGAATGGAATCTATTGGAAAACTGACGTCGAGCCTAAATCATCCCATCAAGCGGATAGGTTTCGTCGTACTCATTGTTGGCGTCTTGCTCGTGTTGATCGGAGCCATTCAAATAGGATCAGACCTCAGTAGCTATCGGTGGTTTGAGCGTTTCCTTGGTATCTGGTGGCAAGCGTTGAGTTTTGATCGGTACACATATCGCCGCTACCCGCTGGCCTGCATAGGGCCATATGTGTTCCTCGCTGGCTTGCTTTCCTCATACCTGTACGACAGATCTCTAGGCCGAGTGCTTGCCTGGATCCGCCACGGCTAAAAGTCCCCTCCCCTAAGAATCCCGCCGCTGTGCGGGATTTTTTTTGCCTGAATAAAATTTTCTGCGCTTGACGCAGATTTAATTCTGCGCATAATGCAAATCACTTTCTGCGCATTACGCAGATTTACACCGCTCTTTAGCGTCACCGCATCACCTTTGCCGGATCACCACCGGCGGCAACAAGGCAGCGATGAACCGGCCTCAACGGTTCAGAGGGTTGGCAACTGGCCCGGGCGTGCAGCGTAAAGCGCCAAGAACAGTTATCCGGCGGACCAGGGTCGCGGCTGGAGGAACAACACGAAGAAGGCCGGCGAGAACGTAGCCAGTAGCTGATCGCCGGCCAGCAAGGAGTTTTCACTGATGCACCTGGTTACCCGGGTGCATTGGGAAAACAACCGGAGAACCACCAAATGACCCACTACCTGAAGGACTACATCCGGCTTTGCCACGAATGCAGCACCGACCGCTCGAACGTTGGAAACATGCTGTCGATCGTGATCCCAGTGATTCAAAGCCGGGCCCGCGAGATAAGGGAGGCTCTGAGCGATTTCCCGTGCGTATGGCTTTGCTGGCAAGACCTTGAGCGCGACGCAGTCGAGCTTGAACAAGCAGTTGCGGCGGGCCTTTCACGCTGCACGCTTGAGCCAGAGCAACAGGATCTATTCGCAGCTTAACGATTTCACTGACTGGCCTTCGACGAGGGCCGGACGGGAAATCAGCCGGCGCCGAGCGGTGAAATCCCGACACGATTCGATTGTGGATCACGCGCCGGCTTCTTACCCCCTCCCCCGAATCCATCCGAATGCACTCACCCCCGCGCCCATCGGCAACCGGCGGGAGGCCTGAGTGCATCCGGCTGAATTTGGAACAACGTCACCCGAGGACATGGACATGCAAACAGCAATGCAGATCTGCCAAGAGCGGTACGACCGCCGTCTGCCACCAGAACCCGACGACAACGAAGAGCTGGTGGATGCCGAGGTTTCCCGGGTGATGGCGCTTGAATCGAATGTTGTGCCCTTCTTCGATCAGCGAGTAGGCGCCGGCCGCGGCCACGTCCCAGGCTTCGCGCTGAATGCGAGCGAGACAATGGCCAGGGCCTGCGATCACGAATGCATGGACGTCCAACTGGTGCTGGCGGTCCTGGCTGGCGACTTCGAGCGAGCCCAGGCAATCGCCGAGAAAGCTTTCCGGGAGCCGCTCGAATCCGAGGCGCGGGCCATGGTGATGACGTCCATGGGCCTGCTGACGAGGGTCTGCCAGTGATCGCCCAGCACGATATCGCCCAGGGCATGCTCGAAAGCTACCTGGAACGGATGCAGGACCTGCAGTGTTCCGATATTGCGGTAAATGCCTCGGCCACAACGGCCGTCCTGATCTTCCGCGCGCTGGGAGTTATCAGCGCCGAGGAAGACGCCGACTTCACCGAACAGCTGCGCAGCCTTCATGAGCGGCGCCGAGCTGGCGAACTTGGGAGCCCGACCCATGAATGGTAACTGCGTGGCGATTCTCGCCAGAAATCATGAAGCCCTAGCCAAGGCCCTGAGAAATCAGGGCTTTTTTTTGGTTTCAGAGCTGAACAAGCGGATTCGCGTCGACACCACAGCACGCGGGATGCTGGTTGCGCGGGTGGCCCGGTGAGCGGCGAAGGCGCAAAGAAGCGCCAGCAGGCCGCCGCCAAGCGCTGCGCCCGGCTTCGTGACCAGGGACTGACCCTGGGCCAGATCGCCGACATAACCGGAATCGACCGAGACAAGGTTGCGGCCCGGATAACCCTCGGCGAACGGCTGATCAGCCTGGAGGTTACCCCGTGACAAACCATCAGCGCGCCCGGCGCATGTTGATCTTGCGCGGTTCCCTCCCCGTCCTTCTCGTTTTCTCCCTCCTGATGCTGGCCGGCGCCCTTGCCGACCGCGTAACTCAATAGGTGCGCAGCATGAGCAAGCACACTCCAGGGCCTTGGCATGCCAAAGGCCCCGACGACTTCTGGGACTTCAACATTTTGCACGGCGGCGACTCCTTGGCCGTCGCCGCTGTCGTTTCAAACATGCGCCCATTGGACGAAATCACTGCCAATGCCCGGCTGGTCGCGGCAGCACCCGAGTTACTCGCTGCCCTTCAAGACTGCGTGGCTGTGATGGAACAGGACCTGGCCGGCTTGCGCGTTATCCAGCCAGAGCTGAACCAGGCCCGGGCCGCCCTGGCTGCGGCAAGGGGTGACCTGTGAACAGTCCTATCAAGGTCCGCGCGTCCTCCTGGGGCTCGCTGTTCAACTGCGGCTATGCCTGGGAGTACACGCATATCCTCGGGCACCGATCCCCCAGCAGCCCGCGGGCCCAGCTGGGAACGGCTATTCACGCCAGCACCGCCGCATTCGACGCGGCAAGGATCAACGGCAGCGACCTGTCGGCCTTCGATACCGCCGAGCTGCTGCTGCACACGCTGCGCAATCCTGAGTACGACGTCGACTGGCGCGGCTCCGATATCACCCTGGCCCAGGCCGAAGCCACGGGCCTGCAGCTGCACACTCGCTACTGCAACGAGATCAGCCCCCGTTATGAGTTCCAGGCAGTGGAGCTGACCACCAAGCCGCTGGAGATCGATTGCGGCGGTGGCGTGATCATCCAGCTCACGGGCCAGCTCGACCGGGCGCGGATCTGCAAGACGGGTCACGGTGTTGGTATCGCCGACGTGAAGACCGGCGGCGCCGCAGTCAGCCAGGGGGTGGCGAAGACCAAGGGCCACGCCCCGCAGATCGGCACCTACGAAATTCTCTACGAGCACACCACCGGCGAGCCCATCACCGCCCCGGCACACATCATCGGGCTGAAGACAAAGGGCAAGCCGGAAACCGGTATCGGCGAAATCAGCGGCGCCAAGCAAATGATGGTCGGAACCGAGGAATTCCCCGGCCTGATCCAGATCGGCGCCGAAATGCTCCGCTCCGGCCTGTTCCCCCCAAACCCCCAGAGTTTCACCTGCTCGGCGAAGTACTGCCCGCGCTGGTCCACCTGCCCCTACCACGAGTAACCGTCAATGAAAGCCCAAGACGTCTACATCCGCCTCATTGATCCGACCGGAAAACATCGCACGGTCATCAACCACCACCGCGTTTGGGACCGCGAGCGGTTCTACCAGGCCCAGGTCAAGCTGTACGAAGACCCGAAGAAAAAGATCGAAGACCGCCGCCTGGTCCAGACAGCCACAGAAAACGACTACAACGAAGCCCGGAGGGCAAAGCCATGACTCAGCCCACCACCCTGGCGCAGATGCAGACCAGCGCTGTAGCCAAGCCAAACGACGCCCCCATGTCGCTGCTGACCGGCTCCGGCTTCGATCAGTTGCAGAGGGTCGCGAAGGCGCTTTGTGCTTCCACGTTGGTGCCTGCACAGTACCGCGCATTCACTGAAGTGAAAGCCTACGGCAAGGTGACCGGACACAACCCAAACCCTGCCGGCCTGCCCAACTGCGTTGTGGCGCTGAACATGGCCATGCGTATGGGTGCCGACCCGCTGATGGTCATGCAGAACCTGTACGTGATCGAGGGCCGGCCAAGCTGGTCCAGCCAGTTCATCATCGCTGCGATCAATAGTTGCGGCCGATTCAGCCCGCTGCGCTTCGAACTGAGCGAGCCGGGAAAAGATCAGGTCGTGAAGTACAAGGCCGTGGTCTGGAAGAACGACAAAAAGACCGAAGAGCCCCGCGAGGTCACCATCCAGCACCGCACCTGCCGTGCCTGGGTGATCGAGAAAGAAACCGGCGACCGCCTGGACGGGCCCACCGTATCCATGCAGATGGCTATCGATGAGGGCTGGCTCACCAAGAACGGCAGCAAGTGGCAGACGATGCCAGAAATCATGCTGCGTTACCGGGCGGCGAGCCTATTCGGCCGGCTGTACGCGCCTGAGCTGCTGATGGGCCTGCAAACCCAGGAAGAGGTCCACGACTTCATCGACGCCACTCCGGACGGTGCCGGTAATTACGCGGTCGATCTCAACGATCTGCGCAACAAGGAGCCTGAGCCGCCGGCGATCCTCGACCAGGAGGACGGCCCGGGCGACGCACCCGAGACAGCCCCCCTTGAAACCGAGACGAAAGCAGCCGAAACCGCAACGGACCAGGCTGAACCCGCAACAGCTGATGCAGATCTACCCGACGATCTGGCGTTCGAGTAAACCGCCATGGCCGCTCAATCAGTCGTCGAGATCTACGACCGCATTGAGGAATTCACAACCCTACTCGCCGCCGCTGAGCTTCACGCCAGCGGCGCCTGGGAATTGGAATTCACCCAAGACATGCGGGCCAACTTCGCGCGCTACGGCGCCCACACCCACCTGAGCCCGGCGCAAAAGCTGACGCTTGAGCGCATCGCTAAATCCTGAGGAAGTCCCCGATGAACATGGAACACAAGGCCATCATTGACCGCGCCAAGCTGCACGACATGCCGCCGTCGGCAATCGCACACGAACTGCTGGTGCATGACCTGGTAAATGCGGGTCTGTTTGAGCTGAAAAACCTGCACTCACCATACGGCAAGTTGAACGAAGGCCAGCAGCAGGAAGTCATCGACCGCCTGACCGAAGCGGCAGAGAAAGCAGCGCATAACGCGATCTCCATCATCAGCTCGCGCAACGTCTCGACAATCGAAGTCACCATGAAAGAGGTCAAGTTCAACTCCAAGCAGCTGACCTTGACGTCGATTGTCGACGCCAAGGACCCGAACCGGCACGACCTGATCGACAGCGCAGGCCGCATTTGCCTGCTGGTTATGGCTCCCGACGATTATGCCGACGGCCTGGACTTCATCCAGCCCGACCGCGATCAGCGCGACCTGCCGCTGCACAGCAGCGAGCTGACCGGTAGCCTGTTCGACCAGCGCCGGAACAGCCCAGACGAGCCCGACGGCGAACATGAAACGGTGTTCGTAGGTCATGACCAAGACCCGCTGTACGGCGAGGCCGTGGCGTTCGTACTGGATACCCGGCGCCCCAGCGTTTCGGCCGTCCAGCGCCACCTGAAAGTCGGCTACAACCGCGCTACCCGCATGCTGGGTTGGATGGAAGCCCAGGGCATCGTCACGCCGGTGGACAGCAACGGCGGCCGCGAGGTGCTGGCACAGAGCCCGGCGCCTGCTGCAGATGCCACGGACATTCAACAGCCTGAACAGGTGGACCTGGAGCACGCCCCAGAGCAGCACGGCGAAGCCTTGGCCGAGCATGATCAGCAGTTCGGCAAGGAGTTCGGCGAGTACAGCTATGAGGACGCCGCGCAGCTGGTGGTCCTGCACGCGCAAACAGTCGACGTCGCCTGGCTGCAGCGCCGGCTCGCAATCGACAGCGACCAAGCCACCACCCTCCTGCTGCGCCTGGTCGATAACGAGGTGATCACCCTGGAAGCCGAGGGCGAAACATCGATCGACAACACCTATACGGTCCTCGCCAAGCTCGAAGACCTTACCCTGGAGTAAGCCGCCATGCGCCTGAATCATCTTTTCATCGAGAACTTCCAGGGCCTGCGCCTGGCGAACCTGGATCTGCACGCCCCCATCACTCTGGTGGCCGGCCCGAACGGCGCCGGCAAGTCCAGCCTGCAGGAAGCAATCAACCTGGCGCTGGGCGGCCAGGCGCGGGTGGCCTTGAAGAAGGACTACAAGCAGCTGATCACCGATGGCCAGGACAAGGCCCAGATCATCGTCAGCCACGACGACGTGGCCAGCAGCTACACCCTGCCGGCCGGCAAGGGCGACCACACCACCGCCACAGGCGACGAGTACCTGCCTTACGTTCTGCGCCCGGCCACCTTCGCCGCCCTGGACGACAAGGCCCGCCGAAAAATGCTGTTTGCCCTGACCAAGTCCAGCAGCAAACCCCAGGTTGTGGTCGACAAGTTGCTGGCCAAGGGCGCCGACGCCGGCAAGGTCGATAAAATCAAGCCGCTGCTGTTGAGCGGCTTTGCCGCTGCGCAGGACCAAGCCAAGGCATACGCCAGCGAAAGCCGCGGTGCCTGGAAGGCAACCACCGGCGAGAACTACGGCAGCGAGAAGGCCGAAGGCTGGATCGTCACCATTCCCGCACTGCCAGACGGCGCCCCGGAGGTCACCCAGGACGACCTGGCCCAGGCTCAAGCGGACCACGCCAAAGCAGTCGAGGAAATCGGCAAGGGTGATCAGCACCTGGGCGGCCTGCACACCCGGCGCGATGCCGCTGCAACCCACGAAACCCGGAAAGCCCAACTGCAAGAAACCTTCTCCCAGCTGGAGCGGCGCAAGGCCAAGCTTGAAGCCACCAACAAGGAGCTGGAAGGCTGGAAATCCAAGGTCAGCGAAGCGGAAGTGCAGGTGCAGGCCTACAACGGTGAAAGCCCCTGTGAGTGCCCGAGCTGCCACGTCAAGCTGAAGGTTGTCGGGCGTCTGGTCGAGCTGTTCAAAGGCAAGACCGCCGACGCGGCCAAGCTGGCCACCGCCCAGGCGGAACTCAAGAAAGCGAACGAGGCCTACAGCCTGCTGACCCGCACCCAGGTCAACGACCAGAAGGCGGTCACAGAGGCCGAACAGGCCGGCCGTGACCTCGCCGCCCTGGACAAGTCCGCCGGCGAGCCGGTGACCGACGCAATGCTCAAGCGTGTGGAAGATGCAATACAGGTACAGCGCAAGCTGCGAGACACCGCCCACGCCAAGGTCGAAGCCATGCGCGAACGCCTCGACCTGATCGCCACAGCCACGCAGAAGGCAGCAGACGCCGCCGGCCATCATGCCGACCTCAAGGCCTGGACCCTGATTGCCGACCTGCTGGCACCCGATGGCATTCCGGGCGAGATCCTGGCCGGCGCCTTGAAGCCCTTCAATGACAGCTTGGCCAAGGGGTCACAGGTTGCCGGCTGGCCGCTGGTACAGATCACCGCCGACATGGCGATCACCGCCGGCGGGCGCGCCTACACGTTACTGTCGGAGTCGGAGCGCTGGCGTGTCGACGCCCTGCTGGCCCTGGCCATCGCAGAGCATTCAGGCCTGCGCTTCCTGGTCCTCGACCGCTTCGACGTGCTCGACCCGCCCCCCCTGCCCGCTCGCGGTCAGCTGTTCCGCCTGCTGATGGCGGCCAACAAGGCCGGAACCCTGGACAGCGCCATTGTCTGCGGCACCTTGAAAGAGAAGCCCGCCAAGCTGCCGCCAGAAATAAACGCGGTCTGGATCGAGAACGGCATTGCCGGCGGTGACCAGCAGTTGCAGAAAGCCAGCTGACGACCAAACACGCACACCACACGGCGCCTACGGGCGCCTTCTTTTCGCCTGGAGAAAACCAATGTCCGACCTGATTTGCGTCTTCGACACCGAAACCACCGGCCTGCCCAAGTTCAAAGATCCCAGCGATCACCCCGATCAACCCCACATCGTGGATATCTGCGCCCTGCTCTACACGCCCCTGGGTGTGCTGGTTGACTCGTTCGAGGCAATGGTGCGGCCAGACGGCTGGACCATCCCAAACGACGTGTCGGTAATTCACGGCATCGACGATGTCATGGCCTTGGAACATGGGATCGACGAAGGCCTGGCCCTGGAAGGATTCATGGATATCTGGCGGCGGGCCGGCCTGCGCGTGGCGCACAACGTTTCATTCGACGACCGCATCTTGCGGATCGGATTGAAACGCTTTTTCGGCGACGTTGCGGCCGACGAATTCAAGGCCGGACCGAAGTACTGCACCTGCCAGAACAGCACCAACCTGGTGAAGTGCCCGCCCACTGAAAAGATGATCGCCGCCGGCCGGGGCCTCCAGTTCAAGCAGCCATCCGTTGCCGAGGCCCTGCTGCATTTCACGGGTGAAGAGCTGATCGGCGGCCACCGCGCGCGACCCGATGCCGAGGCTTGCGCCCGTGTGTACTTCGCGTTGAACCCACCCGCTCAAGTTGCCTGACACGCCTTATCCTGCGCCGGCACTCGCCGGCGCAACTGCAAATCAAGGAACCGCCGCATGATGCTCAAGCGAGTTTTTAAACACTTCCACTTCTGCTGCGGCCTCGGCGGCGGCGCCAAGGGCTTCAACCGGGCCAGGTCCGTAGTCGGCAACATGCTGGGCACTTGGCAGTGCATCGGGGGCGTCGACGTTGACCCGGTCGGCCTGCGCGACTTCGAACGCCTCGCCGGTGTCCCGGGCACCCAACTGGACCTGTTCACCCGGGATCAATACGTTCGATTCCACGGGAAAGAGCCACCACCAGGGTGGCGCGAGGCAACAGCAGAGGACATTCGCCGGGCGGCCGGGTGTCAGCGACCCGATGCGATATTCATTTCCAGCCCCTGCAAAGGCGCTTCGGGCCTGCTGTCCGAGAAAATGAGCCTCACACCCAAATACCAAGCCCTGAACGAGCTGACGCTGCGCTGCATCTGGTTGATGGGCGAGGCCTGGCCAGATGATCCTGTGCCGTTGATCGTCTTCGAAAACGTGCCACGGCTCGCTACCCGCGGACGGCACCTGCTGGACCAGATCAACAAGCTGCTGAGCCACTACGGCTATGCCTCGGCTGAAACCACCCACGACTGCGGCGTCATCGGCGGCCTGGCCCAGAGTCGCAAGCGGTTCCTGCTGGTGGCCCGCCACATCGAGAAGGTGCCGCCCTTCCTGTACGAGCCTGAGAAAAAGTCGCTCAAGTCAGTGGGTTCGATCCTTGGCCGCATGCCGATGGCCGGAGATATTGAGGCCGCGGGGCCCATGCACCGCGTGCCGTCACTGCACTGGAAAACCTGGGTGCGCTTGGCGCTGGTCCAGGCCGGCAAGGACTGGCGCAGCCTGAATGACCTGGCCATCGAGGGCGGGTATCTGCGCGACTTCGTGATAGTGCCCGAGGCTTACGGCGGCTATCTGGGGGTGAATAAGTGGGACGACTCAATGGGCGTTGTCGCCGGCCGGAGCCGGCCAACCAATGGCGCGTTCTCTGTGGCAGATCCACGGGCCAGGGACGGCGCCCTGCAATACCAGCAGTACGGCGTGCGGCGCTGGGATGAAACCAGCGGCGCGGTGATCGGCGTCAAGTCGCCCGGGCAAGGGACGTTCAGCGTTGCCGACCCTCGACCTGCAGGTGTTCGACACAACAACGTGTACCGCGTCTGCAAGATGGACGGCCCCGCCGGCACAGTCACCGGCGGCCAGTCCCCAAGCGCCGGCGGCCAATGCATTGCAGACCCTCGGCGCCCGGGCGAAGGCTTTGGCAAGTACCTGGTGACGCCTTGGAACCAAGCGGCCGGCACTGTGATTGCCGGCAGCACCACCGGACAGGGGGCATTTGCTGTTCAAGACCCAATGCCCGGCATGAAGCGGGTGAAGGGAGACGCCTACCTGACCGGCGGCCATTACGGGGTTGTCGACTGGAACGGCCAGGCCGGAGCTGTTTCGGCGAGCGCACGCCAGGATAACGGTCGCTGGTCCGTCGCAGATCCGCGTATGCCAGAGCCCAGTGAAAAGCTCACCTGCGTAATCGAAAGCCTCGATGGCACCTGGCATCGCCCCTTCACCACACTGGAGCTGGCCGCCCTGCAGAGTCTGGTCGAGCCCGAGGAATGGCTTGAGCTGGACGGCCTGAGCGACCAGGCCTGGCGGGAGCGAATCGGTAACGCAGTCCCACCAGCAGCGGCCGAAGCGATCGCCCAGGTCATGGGCACCACGCTCCTCCTGGCCGAGGCCGGCGAGACGTTCATGCTCAACAGCATGCCGGTCTGGGTTCAGCCCGTAGCGATCGCGCTCAGCCTGGCCCAGCAAGAAAACCAATAGCCTCCCGAGGTACACCATGAACCCAACAGCACAGCGGGCGCTTGACCGTGCCCGCGAAAAGCCAGCGTCCGCCCTGCTCCCGCCGATCCTGGCCAACCCGCCACTGCCAGAGATCGTGATCACCGGCCTCATCAACCGCGAATGAGAACTACCTGTACGCCTCATACCTTCGGCGCAACCGGGGCTAGGACAAAAACAGAACTAGTCTCAACGCCGTGTCCAGTTCATCTCGTCCTGATCTATCAGGCATGCCCCCATCTGCTAGCGGAGCTGAAAAAACAATCACGCTGAAGTACTATCGTAGTAGTGTTTCAAAAAGCGATATCAATTCAATCTTCAAAGGATGAAGCATGAACGAGAGAGAGCGCTACTCAAGACTCGAACCACTTTCAATAAAAAAACAAATATACCTAGCTAGAGAGGCATGCAGTTACTTCTCCCCATTAAACTACCCAGAGGCATGCAGAGAAAAAGGAGAAAAAATCGGCAACACCATAAAATCACTGTCAATCACTGACTTTATGACCCACTTATCCTCAAATAAAAAGCTTGAAGAGCCGTTCAAATACTACTTCAGGATAAAGCAACTTCTTGACTCGCTTCACCAAGCTGGAATTTTGACCAGCACGTCCCATCAATCTTATATTTTCATTAAAGAATACACTAAAATAGAAGAAAAATTTTCGCTCTGGCTAGCTCCCGCACTAGGCCCTAAATTTATAAAGTACATTTATGAAACCTCAACAATACATATAACCGGAAAAACCGATAAAAATGACGCTCATGCCGGAACAGGAATATTAGTTAACAATACGCAGATAATTACATGTGCGCACGTTATTAACGACATGATTCTGGACACAGAGCAGATAGTTAATGGAGCATCTCGAAAAGTACTAAAAAAAGAAGTACATCCCAAAATTGATGTTGGATTAATTACACTAGCCGACCATACGGACCAGCCTTTACCACCAGTAGCGTTCCGTGACCCAGAAATTGCAGAGCGCGTACATACACTTGGCTACCCTAGAATACCACTTTCTCGGGAACCAGCATTAATAATGCAAAGTGGCGAGGTTGTTTCCGAAAAAATAAAAACAATACCTGGTGACGATGTTTTTTTGTATTCCGCTATCGCCCGCCCTGGCAATAGTGGAGGACCAATTATCTCAGAAAGCGGCCACATTGTTGGGATTGTCTCTCAAGATCTATCGAATAAAGACTCACAAGATGCTCCGTTCTACGCAGGAGTACCGACATCTCTCATTCAGCAGGCGCTACTCGACCTTGAATCAGGAATACAGCTACCAATCGAAAATTACCAATAGTTGAACTACTTCGAGCTGCCTCAACAGGAGGCAGCTCTATTGCAGCTACCTACGGGAGTGCCTGAGAGCTTGGACGACATCACGGCCCGCATCAAATAGCTCGGGAGCTCTGGACTTGGATAGAAGGACATAGGCAGGGCGAACGCCTGAAACAGTGCCGCGGCGCAACGCAGGCAGCGCTCAGACAAATCTGCAACGAGGCTGCCATAAAACGTCTCCTAGACGTTGAGCTATTTTTTTGGACGAGAGCCAAACAACTTGATCCATAGGGCAAAGCCGCGTTGCTGTAGTCGATACTCACCTATTTTTGATGGATTCTTAAGAATTATTTTCCTTGAAGTAAGAGCTTTAAGCGCATCAGTCAATGTCTGATCATCACCTGTAAACTTATGCCGAATGTCACTTTTCTTAATCCAATCACTCATATTTTCGGCCATAATCATCAACACCTGCCGATACTCATCAGACTTAATTTTAGAATGATAATCTGTCGCATAATAACGTGACCCAATAGAGTCAAGCGCCCCACCTTCTTTGAAAGCCCCTTCAAGAACATCATCGGCCGAAATCTCGCCATCTGAATTATGTTCATACGCAGAGTGAGCAAACTGCTGAATAAAGTGAGGATATCCCTCAGACAAATTAGCGACGTGATCCTTTGCATAATCGCCCATCGCAGTCTGTTCATTATTTATTTTATTTCCCTCAGCAATCCCTCGATCAAGGACATACTTTGTATCCGCAAAGCTTAATTCTTTAACACTAAGGTGATTGAAAATCCTGATTGATGACTCGTGTGACTTCGCCAACTTCTCTACAATATCCGGCAACCCTGCCACTACAAACATGACTCGCTCACAACCATGCTGCTGAAGCATTTCTGTAACAGCTTTAAAAAAGTAGCCTACATGTAGACTCGGACTCGCATTGTCAGCCTCATCAATAATAAACACTATCCCATCCTTGGATAACTCACCTTTTTCCGGATTGGATATACGATTACAAGTTTGAGTTAGTGAATATGCAAAATCATCAATAACAATATCAGCATCATCAATCACTTCGGCCTTTTCCAAGCCGGAGTCCATCAGCTTTAAACGCTGAACAAAAGACCAAGTATCGGCAAGAAACTTCCTGACTGTTTCTGTCTTCCCCAACTCACGACTAATACTTTTCTCTATCAACCGAATCAGAGTGAGCAAGCTAGTACGTTCGGAAACGATCACATTTACAGCAATAAAATTAAAAGTGCCGAGACCACTCGGAATATCACCAACCGCAAGATGCCTCAACAAATTCATTAGCGACGATTTACCGATACCGCGCTCACCAGTAATCAATACATTTGATGGAAATCCATTTTTTGTTTGAAGCAACGCTTTCTCAAGAGCACGTATTTCCTTTACGCGCCCAGCGAACATACCACTACTGACTGGACTATTTGGTTTAAACGGATTGATTTTACTCATTAACTGTTCCCTGAAATCCCCTAAAAGACAACTGAGCGACTGCTGTTTACTGAAGGAAACAGCAGTCGCTACTTCATGTTTTCACCCGAAAACACTAGAAGACCACGCTTACGCGGTAACCATGCCATAGCGCTCCCTCGCAGCGCCATAGGCCATTTCTTCCCTTCAACAATCGGAAAGCCTGCAGCTCTGCGGGCGGGATCGACGCATGTCCGAGAAAGACGAACTACCCGAAACGTACCCCTTCGACAAAGTGCCCGAGAAGCGTATGGCGCAACTCGTTGGCACCACCCCCCGCGCACTCGAAAGCAAGCGGGCCCGCGGGATCATCCCCGAAGGCGTCTGGAACAAGATCGACAACCGCATTTTTTACAGCATCAGGAGATACGAGGCATGGCAAGAAAGCCAATGGGACTGCCCACAGGAGTTGAATTCGCTGGTGATTCAATCCGAATTCGATTCACTTGGAAGCGTCGGCGCTGCGAAACACTCCCCTACCCTCAAACGGCCAAGGGGATCAAAGCGGCCGCAGACCTCCGTGCTCACGTAATCAGCCTGGCCAAGCACGGAGCCCTGAACGACGAAAAATATGCAGAGCTGTTTCCTAACTCCAGCTACGTGGCGACAACTGAATCAGCGGTCGTCACGTTTGGGGAGTACGCACAGACCTGGCTCGACAGCCGGGAAGTGGTAAAGGGCACCCGGGATAACTACAAGGGGACACTCAACCTTTACTGGATGCCGGCGCTTGCTGGCATCCCCATGAACGACATCACCCCTATGGCCCTACGCAAAATCATTGCGGCCACAGACTGGACAAGCCCAGGGGTGAAGCGCGCCGCTATCTCCCGGGTGAATGCGCTGTTCAATACGGCGGTGCAGGATGAGGTAGTCGCGCGCAATCCCGCGACTTCGATCAAGTTGCCCGCCAGAAAGAAAAAGATCGTCGATCCGTTTACCTCCGAAGAGGCAGACGCAATCATCGAGTGGATGTATGCGAACTTCACCAGGCCGGTGACCATGATCTATGCAGCCTATTTCGAGTTTGCTTTCTACAGCGGCATGCGGACCGGCGAACTGCTCGGCTTGCGCTGGGACGAGATCGACCTGGCGGCCAAGACAGCACACGTCTGTCGGATCGTTGTGAGGGGCGTCGTTGAGGAGCGCACGAAAACCAAATACGCGAGGACAGTGATGTTGAACTCTCGCGCCATGAATGCCCTGACCAAGGCACAAGAAATTGCGCAGGAACGAGACAGCGACCGGCGCCGGGTGCGCAAGTCATCGCCCTACGTGTTCCAGCCGTCCGGAAGTTCACCCTTCATTAAGGGGCCAACCACTACATCCGGACACTTCGCGAAAGCGCTGGAGGCCTTGAAAATAAAGGCCCGCAACCAATACAACTGCCGCCACACCTACGCTACGATGTGCCTCATGTCGGGCATGAACCCTGCGTTCATCGCCGGGCAGCTTGGGCATAGCGTCCAGGTGCTGCTCTCGACTTATGCTCGCTGGCTGAGCTCAACAACGGATTGGACCGAACTCGGGAAGCTCGAAAGCAGAATTGGTACAAAATTGGTACAGGATGAAAAATAA